ATAGCCCCTGAACAAGCCCGTATGGTTCTCCCTCAATCGACAATGACTGAGTGGTACTGGTCGGGAAGCCTTGATGCTTTTGCGGACATGTGTCGTCTACGCTGCAAGGAAGATACCCAATACGAGACACGTCTAGTTGCGGATCAGATCAGCGTGATAATGAAAGACTTATTCCCTGTATCATGGGATGCCCTAACGAAGGAGAACGACAAATGAACCAAGACCTATATGACCTCTTCGAAGAGTTTATGAACGGAGACTTTGCGGATAACCTTGTCGCCTTTCGTATCCGAGATCAAGTGTTGGCCCTACGCCTTTCTATTGACACACTTGAGCATCTTAACCGTACCCGTGGTGGGCTAACGACTGGTCAGCGTGAAGACCTCGAAGAGAATTGGCAAGACCTAGAGGCTATGACCCGAGCGTACATCTACTTCTCTGGTGACTACGAGCTAGAGAATATCACTGAGTGGAACCACAATGAGTTCCCAGATGTGGCAGGATGGGACTACTGGACCCAAGGTGACGTGAAGTGACTGTTTTAGTTGATGGTGATGTGATTGCGTACAGGGCAGCTTACTCTAAGGAGGGTGAGACACTGGACGACGCAAAGGAGAAGGTTGACGAGTTGATGGATAACATCACCTTCGATACGGCCCCACGGGATACGCCTGTGGAAGTCTACCTAACGGGTAAGGGAAACTTCCGCTACGACATTAGCCCTACCTACAAGGCTAACCGTAAGGATACCCCTCGTCCTGAACACCTCTCGGACCTACGCACCTACCTTATAGATGCTTATGATGCTATCGTCAGTCAGGGTCAGGAAGCTGATGATCTTATCGCTATCAGAGCCACAGAGCTAGCCTACGAGTGCACTATCGTCTCCCCTGATAAGGACTTCAAACAAATCCCTTGTCGTCACTACAACCCTAATAAGGCTGAGTGGTCTGTCGTTGGAGAGTTTGAGGCCCTACAGTTCTTCTACGCTCAGATCATCATGGGTGACAGAGCAGACAACGTAGAGGGCATCTATGGCATTGGTCCAGTGAAGTCTAAGCGTATGCTAGATGGGGCAACGACAGAAGAAGAGTTGTACGAGAAGGTGGTTGAGGCTTACGAAGGGAATGAGGAGCTTGTCGTTACAAACGCTAGGTTGCTCTGGCTGCGACGTAAGGAGGACGACCTATGGTTGCCGCCCAATCAAAGGTAAGACAAAGAGCACTCAAGGCTGGGTATCGTTCTGGCCTTGAGGAAAACGTAGCGACACAGCTTAAGAAACTAGGCGTTACGGCAGAATACGAGACGACAAAGATCAAGTACAGGGTCGAAGAAGACAGGTCTTACACACCAGACTTCGTGCTCCCAAACGGTATCATCATTGAGACCAAGGGTAGATTTGTTGCTGCGGACAGAAAGAAACATCTCCTCATCAAGAAACAACACCCAGAGCTTGACATTCGTTTCGTCTTCTCCAATAGTAAAACTAAGCTGAGCAAGGGTTCCAAGACTACCTATGGCGCTTGGTGCACGAAACATGGCTACATGTATGCCGACAAGGAGGTTCCTTTAGAATGGCTAAAGAGATAAAGATTCACAAGGTCATTGAGGGGCCGTTTGAAGACGACGAAGAAGATGGCTACTGGTGCCTGTGTCTGGCAGAGGACGATGGTGAACTCTACGACATTGAAGTTTTCTTCGACGAGTTTGACGAGGCTTACACCTTCAAGATGCACTTCACCAAGAGTATCAACCCCATCATCATGGAAACTGACGATGAAGCGGAGCACGACGCATGAGCACTACACATCTTGTTATCGGTGATCCCCACGCTCACCCAGACTTCTCTAACGACAGGGCAGACTGGTTGGGTAAGCTGATCTTGGACCTCAAGCCTGATGTTGTCGTTAACATGGGAGACACTGCTGATCTAGCGTCCATGTCCTCCTACGACAAAGGTAAAGCATCCTTCCATGGGCGTAACTACCAGAAGGATATTGATGCTCACCTAGACTTCCAAGAGCGCATGTGGCACCCTATCCGCAAGGCTAAGAAGAAGCTGCCTCGTCGTATCGTCCTAGAGGGTAACCATGAGAACCGCATCAAGAAGGCCATCCAGTATTCCCCTGAGCTAGAGGGTGATCGCTTTGGTGTCTCCTTCAAGAACTTGGCCCTTGACGACTACTATGACACTGTAGTAGAATACGATGCCTCTACTCCCGGTGTCGTTAACGTCGATGGGATTGACTACTGCCACTACGCAGTCTCTGGTGTATCTGGTCGTGCCTTGTCGTCTATCCACCATGCGTATGACCTAACGGTTAAACGACACACATCTACCACTGTAGGCCACAGCCACCTCTTTGATTACCACGTGAACCGTGATAGTAGTGGACGTGTGAGGATGGGTCTGGTTGCTGGGGTGTACCAAGACTATCGTAGCCCGTGGGCAGGGGACATCAACTCGTTCTGGACTGCCGGGGTAGCTATCTGTCGTAACGTAGACAACGGCGTATATGACTTCCAGTGGGTCAGCATTGAGACTATGAAGAGAGAGTACTCGTAATGTTTGACTTGGAGAGTAAAATCTTAGCCCTGATGGACAACTTTGGGCTTGCCTTACTCATGGAGCAGAACGATATATCCGAGTATGTCGTCCTTCAATTCCTGATCGACAACGGGTACATTGACTTAGACGACTACTTCAACCTTGATGCAGAACTCGAAGAATGGAAGAGGACAGAAGAATGATTAGTGGAGAAGACATCGAAGCCTTCTTGGATGAAAAGCGTAGGAGTGAGCTTACGTTCAATGTCTACCAGAAGGCTGCTCGTCGTACCGCTATCTACACAGATCGTATCACCTACCCTACGCTGGGCCTGTGTGGTGAAGCTGGTGAGGTAGCAGAGAAGATCAAGAAGTTCATGCGTGATGGTGTGCTGAACGACAAAGAAGTGGCTAAGGAGCTTGGGGACGTACTCTGGTATATCGCTAACCTTGCAGAAGACCTTGGCTACGACCTCGCTGAAATTGCTGATATGAACCTTGAGAAGCTTGCAGACCGTAAGAACCGTGGCGTAATCCGTGGTTCGGGCGACAACCGTTAAGAAAGAGAGAAGAAGAAAATGACTGGACCAACTATCCCTGTTGCAATTTGGGCTGACGAAGTTAAGTATCGTCAAGAGGGTGAAACCTACGGGCAGAAGTGTGCTCGTGTGGCAGAAGCTCTGACCGACAATCAGGATCACTACGCTAAGTTTAATGAAATCCTGAAGGAGCAGCGTTTCCTCCCCGGTGGTCGTGTGCAAAGTGCAGCAGGCTCCTACCGTAAGGTCACTGCCTTTAACTGCTTCGTTATGCAGAAGGTTCCCGATAGCCTGATGGGCATCATGGAAGTGGCTACGGAAGCTGCTAAGACTATGCAGATGGGTGGTGGTGTAGGCTACGACTTCTCGGGTATTCGACCTAAGGGTGCTCGTATTAAATCTCTGGGTAGCCAAGCATCAGGTCCTGTGTCGTTCATGGGTATCATGGATGCCATCTGTAAGACTATTGCTTCGGCAGGTCACCGTCGTGGCGCTCAGATGGGTTGTCTTCGTGTCGATCACCCTGACATCATGGAGTTTATCACTGCTAAGGCTAACAGCAGCAGCCTGACCCAGTTCAATATCTCAGTTCTGGTTACCGACAAGTTTATGGAAGCCGTTAAGAACGATGGTACGTTTGATCTTGTGTTCGATGGTCAAACCTTTGATACTGTACGTGCTCGTAGCCTCTGGGATGCTATGCTTCGCGTTAACTGGGACTGGGCAGAGCCGGGTGTGATCTTCATTGATCGTGTCAACGAGATGAACAACCTTTACTACATGGAAGATATCTCTGCGACTAACCCCTGTGGTGAACAACCTCTGCCTCCCTACGGAGCTTGCTTGTTGGGTAGCTTTAACCTGACCAAGTATGTTTACCGCACTGATGACGGGTTCGCTTTCAATTGGTCGTTGTTGCAGCGTGACGTACCCTACGTTGTTCGTGCCATGGATAACGTGATCGACGAAACTATCTATCCATTGCCTCAACAGGAGCAGGAAGCTAAGAACAAGCGCCGTATGGGTCTGGGTGTCACAGGTCTTGGTAACGCTCTCGGTGCTCTCGGACTCCGTTACGGCTCTAAAGAAGCGACAAACTTCACTGAGCGGGTCTTGGAGCACATTGCAAACTGGTGTTATTCCGCTTCTGCTTCTCTTGCTGCTGAGAAAGGCCCGTTCCCTGCTTACGACGAAGAGAAGTACTTGAAGTCTAAGTTTGTAGAGAAGCTTGACTATGAGGTGCAGTTGAAGATTAAGAAGTTCGGTATCCGTAACTCTCACCTTACGTCTATCGCACCTACAGGCACCATCAGTCTGACTGCTAACAATGTGTCGTCAGGCCTTGAACCAGTCTTCTCTTTGTCGTATACTCGGACTATCCAAACGGCTGACGGACCTATGTACGAGAAAGTTGAAGACTACGCTTTCCGTGAGTGGGGCGTAGAGTGCATCACGGCAGACCAGATTTCTGTTCAGGACCATGTGAACATGCTTACGTCTGCACAGAGGTGGGTCGATAGTGCTTGCTCCAAGACTTGTAACGTAGGGGACGAAGTTACTTGGGATGAGTTCAAGAACGTCTATATGCAGGCTTGGCAAGGTGGGGCTAAGGGTTGCACTACGTTCCGTGCATCTGGTAAGCGTTTTGGTATCCTTAACTCCTCTGCGTCAGAAGATGTTATTGAATCTAAGGAAGAGAACGACGAAACTGTAGTAGAGGGTGGTGCCTGCTATATCGACCCTGAGACTGGGATGCGGAGTTGCGATAGTATCTAATGCTTATCTACGAAGCATATAACACTAAGAACGGTAAGTCCTACATAGGGCTTACCACAACCTCCCTAAAGAAGAGGAAATCTCAGCACCTTAGGTCAGCTAAGTCTGGGTCAAACATGCACTTCCACAAGGCTATTAGGAAGCATGGTCCTGAGGTATTTGAGTGGTCTGTCGTTGCAAAATGCTCAACACTAGATCGTCTGTACAAACTAGAGCAGATGATTATCTCTTTATACGAGGTGTGGCAAATTTACAACAAGAGTACTGGTGGTGAGCACTCAGCTATGGGTATGAAGCATACAGAGGAGACAAAAGCTCTATGCAAGGAGCACGGTCTACGTAGGTGGGATTCTAAACGTGCTTTAGATATCTGGCCTGAGGAGTGCTTTAACACCCAAAGTTACAAGGAAGCTAAAGCTGTCTACGGTATTCCTAAAACAACTTGGTACCGTGTCAGAAAACAAATGAACAAGGAGAACTAAGATGCCTGCTCTCTACCCTTTCATTGACTACGTTATGCTGGCGATGCTAGCCTTTGTCGTGTACAAAATCATCAAGTTGGATTAAACCTATGTTAGAGAAGCCACGGGGTAAGCGGACGACAAAGTATAAGGGCGCACCAGAGGAGGCTACCGCAAGGACAGCTTCGCTTGTGCCTCTTAACGACAATCAGAAGCTCTACATTGATGCCCTTAAGACGAACCGACAGGTAATCGTTCTTGGCCCTAGCGGTACGGGTAAGACCTACATCGCAGCCACCTACGCAGCGAACCTCTACGTGATGCGTAAGATCGACAAGATCATTATCACTAGACCTGCGGTATCTGTCGGTAAGTCCTTGGGTGCCCTTCCGGGTGACATTGGGGAGAAGTTTGGTCCGTGGCTCTCACCTGTTCTGTCGGTCCTAGAGGAACAGTTGGGTAAGGGTGTCGTTGAAACTGGGGTGAAGAACGGTAACATCCAGATGGCTCCTTTGGAGTACATGCGAGGATCATCCTTCAAGGATGCGTTTGTCCTAGCCGATGAATGTCAGAACCTAGATGTCTCTCAGTTCAAGATGTTGGTGACCCGCATAGGGGATAATTGCACCTTGGTTATGAACGGAGATATCCGACAGAGTGACATCAAGGAACAGTCAGGGTTGTCTAAGGCGATACACTTGGCTAAGAAGTACCACATTGAAGCCTGTGTCGTTGAATTTGGTATTGACGACGTGGTGCGTTCTGACCTATGTAGGCAGTGGTTGGAAGCTTTCTATAAGGAGAATCTCTAATGGCTAAATGGGAGGTAGACTATACGATGAACGACAAAGGGATCGTTATCAACGATATGGTAGAGAAGCCTGCTCACTATAACGTAGGCAACATCGAATGTATCGTATACCTCAAAGACAATCTCCCATGGGAAGCCTTCACGGGATATCTTGAGGGAAATGCTAAGAAATACATGCACCGTTGGCGTCACAAGGGTAAGCCAGTGGAAGACCTCAAGAAGGCCGTGTGGTACCTAGAGCGTCTGATCCAAGAGCTTGATGGTAAGTAAAACAAAAGGGGAGCCAAAAGCTCCCCTTAAGTCATTCTATAGTATGGCGTAGATCACTTGCCGTAGGTCTTAGCCTTCTTAGCAGGTTTAGCTGCCATCTTGTTCATAGGAGCCTTAGCCGAAGCCTTAGCACCAGCACCAGCTTTACCAGTGGCTTTAGCTTTAATCTTCATCATCATGGTAGTCTTAACCTTTCTTCTTTGGTTTACGAGCAGAGCTAAGAGCAATCGCTACGGCCTGCTTCTGGGGTTTACCTGCCTTCATCTCAGTCTTGATGTTAGCAGAGATAGTCTTTGGGCTAGAACCCTTCTTAAGGGGCACGTTACTTAGCCTTCTTCATGCACGAACCCATGGCTTTGCACTTAGCAGGCGTAGGGCAACCCTTGCAGGGGGTGAACTTGGGGGCAGCTTTCATTGGTTTCTTAGCCATTACTTTCTTCCTTGTGAGTTGATTAGTGTTTTGTGTCGTTAGAGCCATTACGTCTTCCTACCCGCACTAGTGTTACGCTTAAAGGATCGGTTCTTAGAGGGTGACTGAGCTTTAAGGTTCGACATCTTGTTGTCGCTTGTTCTGTCGTTAGAGTGCGCTACGTCTTTACCGTCACCCTTGGACACCTTACCAGCCTTCTCCATCTTCCTACGTGCAGCGTTATTCTGCGCTCGTTTCTTCTTAGCCTCAGGAGAGGAGTGGCTCACCTCGTACTCACGCTTATAATCTCTGTCGTAATTCTTGGAGCTAGGCATATTACCACTTCACCTTGTCTGCCCAGTAAGCTGCACTCATCTTACCTTTGGCGATGTTCTTTGCGTGACGAGCCTTAAAGGATTTCTGTCGAGCAGTAGGCTCTTTGTCCCCTGATACGCCCTGTTGACCAAAGCGGATAGTCTTAACGGTGTCACCTTCTTTGGCAACGACAACATGAGACTTAGTAGGGTGCGTAGGTGTACGCTTGGGCTTATTGTAGCCTGAAACACCTACTCTGTCAAGGCGAGGGTCTTTAGCCATAGTGATTACTTCTTCCTTGCAGTCTTAGCGGATTCTTTGAACGCCTTAGCCGTAGGGGCACCTTTAGTACCCGGCTTACGCATCTTCTCACCAGAACCCTCAGCGATACGCTTACGCTTAGCGTTAATGTTAGCGTAGAGACCCTTAGCCATGATTACCTCCCACAGGCTGATCTGAACTTAGCAGAAAAGTTGTCTACTTGAATGATGGTGATATCTGTGTCGTCCAAAGATACCGTAGGCAAAGGAATAGAGCAGACTGCCTCAGCGGAGTTGGTTGTTTTTACGCAGCCGAGCAATGGCATCATCACGAGTGGTATTAACAGGAGTCTCATCTATCTTTTCCTTAGTCTCTTTGTATTCCTTGAGGTCTTCTACTTCTTGATCCTTCTTGGCATCACGCCTACCAGCCATAAAGACAGCAGCTACTGTGCTAACGACAAAAAGGATAGAGGATAGAATCTTACCCAATCTCGTCGTTAAAAAGGACCAGAAGATCATTTTGGCAGAACCTTGACGGGTGTGCTCGTAATGGTACGGAGCAGAATGTTCACGAAGGGAAGGATCACAATCACTACAGGTTCGATCAACATAGGGTCGATAACCTTACCCTTACGGTTTGCAATGATGACACCAATAGTCAGGAGGTTGACCCAAAAGGTCTTCGACGTAAGGATGTTCTTGGTTTCATTGTCCATTTGGATTAGCCCTTCTTGAGGAATAGTTGTCGTTCTTCTTGCCTACGTTTAGTAAGGCCATTGAGAACCCTACCCTTCTGCTTGTTCCACCGAAGGAACTGGTTAGCTGCACCCTCATAGTCACCAGAGTTAAGGAGGCGTAGGAGAGTGCTGGACCCAAACGCCTTTTCCCCAATGTTAAACACAAGGGACGACAGAGCATCAAACTGGTTCTGCGTGAGGGGGACGACAACAAGCTTGTTAACAGCCTTCTCGACCCAGAGGATATCCTTACGCAGAAGAGACTCAGCCTGCCCCGCAGTGATCTTCATACCCTGCTTTGTCGTATGGGTGTGACCGTAGCCAATGGTCCATACGTCATTAGGTGTGGGCAAGTAGGCTTCCAGACGGAGGCCCTCATGCTTCTTAATGATGTCGATGTTATGAACCTTCATCCACACAGCTTTCTTACGGAAGATATTAAGAACCCAATCCACCACGTACCACCCATGCTACGATTGACGCGATAAAGCCACCACCAACAATCCAAAGAATCTTCGACAGGCTAGTGTTGATACTAGATACGTTCCTGTCGATCTGATCCACTTTCTGCTCAAGGAGAGCCAAACGTTTATCCATCTCAGCGATTTCCTTTTGAATGGCTTCTGCGTCCATTTCATTCCCCTATGAGCTTAAGCGTTAACGGTACCGAGCCTACGGACTGAACCATTCTTACGGACCACATAAACAGAGCCATCGACGACGACAGTATCTCCTGCCTCAAGTTCCCCAGCTTCCTGAGCCGCAATGAACTCACTCTCAGATGCGTAGGTCTTGTCAGGGTCACCAGCGATCTCCTGAATGAATGCCTGTACATCTTGGTCGATAGCGATAGCAGGGCTAAGCTCACTTACACCTTGAGTACCCGTAGCAGCTTCCGTAGGGATAGCCTCGGGAAGAGCAGCCGTAGCAGCCTCCATAGGGGCCGTAGGAGAGGTACCAGAGGACAGGTTTACGTCTACGCTAGCTGGGCCTGCCGAAGGGCTAACAGCACGTCGTACGGCCTCTCCTGAGCGGCTAGCGACAGCATTAGCATTAGCCGGAGTGCCAGCGGTAGGGGCGGTAGTCTTGGTGTTGTTAAACTTATCCAACCAGAGACTAGCGAACTCATTAGCAGTCATATTGATGTTTCCACCATTAAGACGTACAGCTTCAGCCCCAACAATATCGACAGCCTTAGCGTTAGGATTACTCAAGAGCCTACGAGCACCTTCACCACCCTGCTGATGCGCGAGGTAGAGTTCAGCGGCAGTAGGTTCACGACCCAAAGCTGCCGTCAGGATACGCATGTTATCGACAGCAAGGTCTACTGCACCATCGGTAGCCTGAACGGGATTAAACTTGTCCCTAACACCATACTGCTTAGCTGTGCTGTCGATAAACTGGAAGAGACCTCCTGCCGAAGATTTAGGGTTCTTGGCACTAGGGTTACCTCTGGATTCAATAAAGGCAGTGCGCTCAAGATAACCCTGAGGCAAACCGTTCTCAGCCTCAAGGGTAGAGAAGTCGAGACCCAAGGCATCTCCAATGTTATTAAGGATGTCACTTCCTGCACCACCACCGAGGCTGTCGTTACCTGCACCAAGAGTCTGTGTCGTAATCTCACCGGGGAGTGGAGCATTAGCAATAGCTTCGATAGCACCAGCACCAAGGGTTTCTGCCGCAGTTACTTCCATAATGTCTTGACCAAGGACTTCACGTGCAATACGTGCATCCTCGGGTTCAATCTTACGTGACAGAGAGTCGAGGTAAACGGCAGAGTTACGTAGGTCAAGCACACGCTTCATTTCATCGATAGGAGGAAGCGTATCGGTAAGGATTGAGGTGAGAAGGACATTTGCCCTACCTCCTCCACCCTCTACGGTAATATTCACACCCTTGAGTTTAGCGAACTTATCGTCTACCGCTCGAATGATGTCGCCACCATACTGCTCGTTAATAGCCTTCTGGGCTTCTTGCCTGAAAACACTATCGGGAATTATACTGGCGAAATCTACCGAGTATTTACGGGTGGTAGGATTAAAGACCATACCCAAACGCTGTTCTTCCGAGGTGATCTGAGCTTCATACTGACGAGCAGCCTTACCCGTGGACAACCAAACGAGACTACGTGCAGCTTGTCCCTTCTCAGGGTCACGGGCTTCAAGAGCGTCCAGCACACCGGGGAGATTGGCATCTACTGCACCACGTAGGCCACCAAACGACACAGCTTCATTCTCAAAGTCAATAGTCTTAAGAGCCATCGACAGCTTGAAGGCGAACTGGTAGGGGATATCCGAGGGGACTTCACCAGTAAGGATTGCGTTACGGTCAAAACCTTTGAAGACACCACTATTTGTCGTAAGGTCTTTCCAAGCTTTCTCAGACGACAGAGAAGCCCACAGGTCTGCCGACTCTTGACCGACAAGGTTAGTAAGAGCCTCTTCGGCACCAGCGGCAGTACGCAAGGTCTGGGCACCAACCGTGGTAAGCTGCTGGGCAACAGTAATCATGTCGTTAGAAATAACGATACCTGCGTCGGTGATCCACCCCGGAACAGTCGTGTTAACCAGAGCATCCTCCCCAAGGGCCATAATAACAAGGTCTTGTTGGTCAGGGGTCATCTCAAAGTTACGACTGAAAATCCCTGTAGCCAGCATAGCACTAGCTGCGTCACCCTTAGCGTTCAACATCTCTACGGCAACCATAGCCTTACGCTTAAGGTCCAACTGGTCCTTAGACATACGCTTGAACTCACCTTGGTCAATACCAAGATCAGAGAAAAATTGGTCGGTGACTTGGAAGAGGTCTTTGATCTTCTGGTCCCGGTCAGGAATACCCAACGGAATCTTGTTAACGACACGAGTACGTTCAGCCTGATACCGAAGATAACTCTCTTGTAGGAGGGCAGGATCATCGACACGAAGGCCGTTCTCCTCTAGGACCGTCAGAGAAGCGTTAAACTGCTTAGCAAGGTTAGAAACTTGAAGTTGAAGCTGAGGTGCAGCCGCAGCATACTCAAGCTCATTCCTGATCTTAAGTTGGTCAAGGACTTCCTTATTAGTCTGTTCCGCTACGATAAACGTTACAAGCTCATCTTGGGTAGGAGACTGTCCGTCGTTCTCCGCTCGGAACTGAGCGTCTGCAACTACAAGCCTAGCCTGACCCTCAGGGGTTTTATTCAGGTCGTTAAGCACCTGCTGCGTAGGGCTGATCGTAGACACCTCTTCCGGCATACCAGTAATAGATGTACGTACAGTCTTGAAAGCTGCACCAGAGATGTCAATACCTTGTTTGGCGTAACGAGTGTTAAGTTTACCGAGTTCGACTTGAAAAGCAGTATCCCCTGTCGTATCACGTTTGTCGTACAAGTCCTGCAAGTCTGTCGTATACTGAGCCAAAGCTACGTCAGGGTTTCCTGCGGTGCCCATAGGGCCTTTAGCAGGAGCCTCTGGACGACCAGACACGAAGCTTCTAAGAAAGTCGCTTGCCCCACCGATAAGGGTTGAGGCGCTTTGGTTCTCTACAGGTTGGTTAAAGCGAACTTCGCTGCTGGAAAGTTTAGGGGCGAAAGCATCAGCCATAGTTATTCTCCTTTGCCGAGGATAGATTCTGCCCACGAAGCAGCGGCTTTACGGTCATTGTCGATAAGAACCTGAACGGTATCTTTGTAGCTTGTAACGCTAGGGCGCAGTAGTCGAAGAAGTTGGAGTTTACGGTCATAGGTAAGAGGCATCTTCGAAATAACGTCCCTAGATTCTTTAAGGATTTGGGAGGCACGTTCAGGGTCTGTAGCGTAGATAGACCAAGCAAGATCACTACGCTCCCTGAATTGCTTCTCTAGTTTCTTTTGGCTAGCACGAAGGTCGATAGACTGACCAATGCGACCGTAGAGTTCGACAACCTCAATAGGTGTGAAACCAAGGAAAGAGATAAGAGCATCTGTCGCATCCATCTCTACGGGAACACGTAGGCCCTTGCGGTTACGGTACATCTCGTCTTGGAGAATACCGACAGCTTTAGACACGTTGTTCACACCAGAGAAGGTGCGAAGGATACGCATCGTATCTTCCGACAGAGTTGTAGTATAGCCGTTTTTCAGGTTAGATACAATATTAAACATTGCCTCAACCGAGGTATAAGCAATATTCCCAGATGGGCCAGCAAGAGCGGACGCTACGTTCTCTTCTGTAAACTTGTCATAAATGTCGAAGACAGACTGAATGGGTGCCATACGTTCCCCGAGGGCTACATCAAACGGGGTGAAGTAGTTAAGGAATCCATCAAGAAAGCCGTACTTAAGCGTAATGTACTTCGCTTGGTCTACGTCACTTTCAGGGTCCCACCCAAAGAACTCTGCCGTTTGGTCAGCAGCCCAGCCCAAGCCAAGGCCAGTCATACCGTAGAACGGCAGCAACATAAATCCAAGCTTAGCTCGTTCCATCTTCGTAAGATCACGGCCAACAAATACTTGTTCGAAGGAACGGAAGAAGTAGGGGAGCCACTGCGTAGGGATACTCCACAGACCCTCTTGAGCACGAGACTTAACAGATGCTGTCATGTTGGTGGACAACGTGCTGGAACGACGAGCAACAAAGTCACGACCAGCTTCCGACAGAAGGGACAGTTTAGGGTTAGCCCGAATAAACTCTAGGGACGCAGTAACATGGGCCGTAGATTTCATGGTGGTGTCACCGAGGTTAAACGGGATAGCACCCACGTCAACAAACGCTTTACCAAACTTACGTGCCATGAAGCCTGCACGTCCAGTCTTACCCTCGACACTAAGACCAGAACTAGTCGCAGTACCGATTTCCATAATGTCGTTAGTGACGACGTTAGGCAGGCTCTGCTGGAATAGTTGAATAAGTTCTTCAATTTGGGTGTCGTTAAGCTTTAACTTTTTAGCCAAACTTGCTTTGAATGCAGCTTCTGTAGCAGGGTCAATACCA